TGAATCAGTAAGGTATTGATATTTTTATGTTATCATCCTTCTTAATATTAAAGAAATTAAATCCAGATCTTGAGTTGCCAAAGTTGGTTTTAACCCAGTTACTTGGAGGTGAAAATGCAGGGTAGTTATAGTAACTAAAGTCATTGCTTGTAGCATCATCATATATGGCTTGGTGGCTATCTCCCTTAGATACCTCTATGAAGTTACCATTGTATAGCTTATATTGCTTACAGTAGTGGTCTAGCTTATCAGCCTGTACAGCATCTAACTTGGGCTTAAATCCAAACTTCATCTCGCCTATATCCTTACCATGCATCTCTACAAATGTATGTCTGCCAATTGTAAAATGATTAATAAATCTTTTAAGTGTATTTATTTTTACCTTACCATCATACCTCTCTGTTAATATTTTACTTATAGCAGACGATACGAAGTAAGAAAACAATCCAGAGTGATTATCATTTGTGATGTCATTACATATTATCTCATCGTAATCATCAACTAAGCTATCTACTAACTTTATTTTAAACTTTAAAGCCAACTCAAATGCTTCCTTATCATTTGTATTCTGTGGGAGCTCATGACCCTTCCTAGTTGTCTGTGCACCTAAGCCATCTAAGTAATCACCAAGATCAGATATAACTAAGGTATTTGATTTCTGATAGGTCTTCACGTGCTGTATCATCGAGTCTAAGCGACTTAAAACCTCTTGCTCATCCCACTTGCCACCATACAAAGCATCTCCATCCTTACCGTTTACATTCATGTTTATGTGAACATCCGTATAAACTAATCTATCAAACCAATCATTGTTAGATGAATTATAACTTTTGCTAACAGAAGAAATAATAGGATCTATATACTTCTGAATTATTTCATCTAAGTTCTTATCTATGTCAAAGATAATCTCTTCATCTGGCGTATAGAAAACTACGTTATAGAAAGGAATACCAGAGTGACTTATCAACTTATAACTTCTAATCTTACTTACATCTAGACCATAGTGCTTACAGTAGGCCTCTATATTCATGAGTTGACCATCACTACCTATTGCAGTAAACCCTTTATGTGACTTCTCTTTATCGTTAGAGTAGTTATTACTTTCACTGACAGTACCATTATCTAAATCTAGGTCGATAGGTTTCTCTGACCTTAAATGTCTACTTAGCCTGTTCCTATACTTTTCAGAGTATTCAATTCCTAGTTCTAGGCAATGTCTTTTACAAGCATCTGTAATGTTTTGCTCTTGCAGGTAATAAGCTAAAGCCTTGTCAATGTTAAATTCTTCTGTATTCATATATTTGTTTTAAGTATATATATTTAAAAATTAAATAGGTCGTCTGCTTCATCACTAAACTCTGTAGAAAACTCTTGGTTATCATCATAATCAAAAACTCCTACAACACACATAGATGTATATAAAAAAAGCATAAGCATACCATTAGTGTTTACGTACACATCCATGCTTAACTCCTCATCGGATGGAGCTCTGTATCTTTTCTTTCTTTTACTCATTGAACCAAGAGTCAGGTATTTTTTTATCGGCAAACTTAAAGTTGTTCTTTACACACCAGTCTGAATACGTAGACTTAGCTCCCTTGTATAGCTTAGTAGCAGACCTAGTGAACACAAACCTAATGTCTTTGTCTGGGTGTTGTTGTCGGATGAGCATATGTTTCTTTCTATCCTCAATAGCAAAATAACCCTTGCTTTCGATTATAATGCCATTAGGTAATATAAAGTCTGGAGTGTATACGTGCTTACTAGACGGTATCGTGTAGTGTATCTTAGTGGTTTCATATAGAACCTTAATCCCCTTGCTCTTGATGTGGGTAGCTGTACTATCCTCTAGACCAGACTTAAAGCCTCTCTTACGTGCAGTACTCTTCTTTTTATATACAGCCATTATTACTTAAATAGTATTAGTGCACCAGCTGCTCCAACTCCTACACCTACCCAAAAGAAACTACTACGTCTCTTCTCCTTTACACTAAAGGACTGAAGGCTGTTCACCTTTACGTAAGGGTTATGATTGGTTACCTCTACTACAGACTTTCTTTTCTTTAAGAACCCTTGAGGCACTCGCTTGAATGAAACACTTAGTGAATCACGCAGGGTAATAGACTTGTACAAACTATCATTCTTTAGCTCTAGCCTAAGCGTAATCCATCGGTCATCGGTACTATCTATAAAGTATGGCTTAGCGTTTACTGTGTCTACCCTGACCTCGGTTACTGTATCGTACTGTGTAGTGGTGTTAAAGACTGTCGCTTGCGTAGAGCCACTTTTAAGCAGTTCTAAGAGACTCTTATCTCTAGCCGCCAATACTTTAACCAAAGACTTTTTGTCTGCCTCTAAGAGCTTTATTTGAGCTGAGGTAGAATTGTCTCTGTTCTTATAGTATCTAATGCTGTCTTGGAGGTCATAGAATAGTTGAACCTCTTGTTTTAATTGTTTACGTGATGTAGGTGAGCTACAATATATAATTACTAGCGATACTAGCAATGCTCCACCTATCCAATATACCCATTGTCTCATAGTTTTATAGTTTAAACTAGGGGCTAAGGTAAGGAGTTACTTTTAAAAAAACAAATTTAATTTGATTTATCTCTCTTTAAGACTAAATTCTCTGTCTCTAGCTTTCTAACCTTTAATGATAAGTCTACTTCTTTAACTGCCATAGCGTTAAGCCTAGACTTTAGGTCCTCTATCTCATCCTTCATTAGGGTGATCTGCTCTTGTAAGTTCTCTACCAATGTCTTGTATGCGTCTGATATGTAATTAGCTGCCTCTGCTGAGTGCTTCTTTTTAGTTGCTGTATTAGTAAACCATGCCGTAGCCGCATTAGAAATTACTAGTATTACTGCTTGTAATAGTGTATCAGAGCTCATATCATTTATTATAGTTTATAAGTACAAAAGTAATAAAAATATATAGTAAATTTATTTCTATTAAATAAGAAAACCCCCCAAGTGTGCATCAATACGAGAGGCATGGGAGGCGTATTCTTTTAAATGGTATTAACTACTCTTCGGTAGTCTTAACTTGTGGTTGTAACTGCTTAACTAACTCAGCCGCTACTGACTTAACTTGAATGTGAGCACTAGTACTGTTTTCAATTACAGACAATACTGCTTCCCACTCTTGCAATGCCAGCTCAACCACTAACTTAGGCTCTTCTGCCTGTGTAGCTACTGTTTCTAATTCTTTAACTTTACTTTTCATGATCATGATTATTGTTGAATTGCAAATATAGTAATTATTTTTTAAATACTATAATTATACTTCAGGTTCAATATCAGCTACTGGAGCTTCCACTACTTCATCACTTTCAACTGTCAAGGAATCCTGTACAGTTGGCTCATCAGCTACCTGCTCAATAACTTCATGAATTGCCGAAGCTTCAATATCTAAAATATCAGCCATTTCAGCTACTATTTTATTAATACCCTCTGAATTATCAATCACTGGAGCAACATATTCCCCTGTAATAACTAAATTAAGCTGCTCAGCTGCCCAAGCAAAAGCAACCTCGTCATCATTACCCCATTCGTTATAAGCTTCGCCAGACATCGTTAAATTGCCTTCTGCGACCATTACTAAATCACTATCTAATAAAGCATAATAAAAACTTGCACTTTGGAATAACTCGCCACCAATTGGGCGCAAATTAAAAATAGTTGCTGTTACGGCTTGACCTTTGACCCATGTTGGGATTTCTTGAATTGTTTTCATTTTATTTATTTTCTAGTTGTGTTATTTTTTCGTTTAATTCTTGTATAGCTTTTATCATTACAGGTACTAGTTTTGAATAATCAACTGACTGCATTTCTTTAGCATCTTTTTCGCCTGTTACTGCATAAGGTATTATTTCTTGTAATTCGTGAGCCAAAACACCATCCATTCTTGCAATATTATCTTTCCATTTAAAATCATAAACTTTAATATCAGATAATTTTTCCAATCCTTTTATTTCCCTAAAATCTTCTTTAAGTCTATAATCAGATGTTGTATTGTAAGCCACTGCATTAGTAGTTCCTATTCTTGATATATTTCCTATGGCATTTGTTGCACTATTTCTAAAGAATATATAACCACCATTACTTGCATCATCTGTACTAACAAGACCTAAACAATTTGCCGAATTAGTTGCAGACGCTATTCTTGTTAAATCAGTTCCAGCTGTTGTAGTGCCTATTAGTACGTTGCCGACTGAGGTTATGCGCATACGTTCGGTATTATTAGTTCCAAATGTTAAAGCGTAACCATTTTGCTCAAATAAATTAATGTTACCATCTCCAGCATTTGCTTGTAATCTACCTAAAGCATTACCAGCAGAATCTTCAATTCTAAAAATTGCAGAACCTGATGATGATTTAACGTGCAAATTTGTAGCTGGACTTGTTGTGCCTATACCTACGTTACCGCCTGAAGTAATAGTCATTGCTGATGAGGTTGAGCCAACATCAAAAACTAAATTATTAGGATTTGTATAAATGGTTGCTTTATTAGCTGAACCTGCAGCATTTTTAAATCTTAAAACTCCAAAGTCATCGCTTCTGCCTAATATAATTAATCCTTCTGCGGCTTCTGTTGTTTTTATAGAAACACTCGAGCTAAAGGTAGCTGCTCCTGTGGATGCTATGGTTAATCTTATAAATGAATTTGTTCCAAATTGTAATGGCGTATCACCTAAAGTTCCTATTTGTGTAGCATAAGCACTACCATTTGTAAATACATCTGTTCCAGTACTGCTTCCTAAAATCCAAACCCCATTACCCGCTGTATTAGCTAATTGAATAGCTTGATAGCCTGTTGTTGCTGACACTGAAGTAAATACGTTTGAATTATTTCCAACAGTACTTCTAATTGTCCCCGCAAACCTCCCAGTACCATTAACATCTAACTTGTAAAGGCTTGGATTAGTGGTATAGCCTATGCTTGTATTTCCATGTAATATGGTTGTCGCTATGCTTGTATTTCCTAAAGTAGCCGAGTTTGAACCGCCACCACTTGCAGCATAACCAATTACTATCTCATTCGTGTTACCATTCGCAGACGGTCTTGTGTCATATCCTAAATAAACAGAATTACTTGATAATGTATTATTATCTCCAGATATTATTTGATTACCTGAATATGCACCTATTGCAGTATTGTTATCCGCAAGATTATTTCTTAATGAACTTAACCCAAAAGCTGAATTACTTTTACCTATAATATTTGAAGATAAGGCATAATATCCAAAAGCCGAATTATAAAAACCAGTAGTATTTACCCCTAAAGCCGATGACCCTACCCTTGTATTCGTATCTATTGAACCCCCACCCCTACCAATATTAACTCCATTTACAGTTAAATCATACGCTCCTAAATTTACCGCACCTGTTGCACCTGTATATGGAACATAAGCACTTAATTGACTCGTTAAAGCTAACGTACCTGATATATCGGGTATTGAATATGTTCTGTTTGCTGTGACTGTGCCTAAAAAAGTACCTAAAAAATTATTAGATGTATTGCTTACCGCATAATTTAATGTTTGAATATTTGAAGAAAATATTTTAGTAGGTACAAGTGCGCCAGAAACAGTATCTATTGTTAAACCATTTACATTATTAAAAGTTTTTCTACCTGTAATCGTTTCCGTACCGTCCAAATGTACAACACTCGCATCGTTTGCTGGCGTATAACCTAAAACCTCCGAAACACTTTTGTATTTCCAAAGACTTACCGAACTGTCAAAGAATATACCATCGTTATTTGATGCCGTTCCATCTTCAACATCTGCCAACTCTTCTAAAAATATGTTTGGAATTACAGCGGTCGGAATAGGTACAATTGTTCTAACTGGCTGGTCACCACCAAACTGAAATTGATAGGTCGGATTAGAACCACCCGAAATTCTATTTGCGTAATATTTTAATACTATTGAATCCGTTACATCAAAAATGCCATCATTCCAAATAGCGGTTGCGAAAAACTCCGAATAACCCGTATTTATAACTGGTATAGTATTTCCGCTTGTGCCTACTAAAGTTTCAACACCTCCCGAATCCCTTTTGTAAATTCTAAAGAAAAACTCAGCTTCGCCTGAACCCGTTAATCTTGTAATATTTCCTGTTGTGGTTACATTAAAAACTCCAGGATTTCCATTTATAAGATTTACAGGGGATACTAAAGAAGCTATTAATTGATTAGTTGTGGTAATTGCTCCAGTTGGTACATCGACTGCAATCGTATTATAGTCAGGGTCATCAATGGTCGTTACTAACTTGAAATAATCGGTAACATCCGCTGGTACATTTGTAGCATATAGGCTCAAAGTTGAAGGTAAATCATTGGCGGTTAAATAATTGTTATTATCTACCCTTCCATCTGCCTTTAAGAATTGAGTATCTACGCCTCCAGCTTTGATTAGTGAGGTTGCAGTAATATTGAACGCACCTAAATTAACATCGCTTGTAGCACCGCTATATGGCACGTACAACGAAGCACTTGCACCACCTATATCCGATAAGACTTCCGAACCGGTACGATATTTTACAACACCATCTTCGCTTACTAGAAATTTATCGGTGTCACCTAGAGCGTTTTGAATGTTTGCTATTTTTAATCTAAAATTAGTGTCTATTCTTAACGCTTCCGTATTGTTAACTCGTATTATAAAATCATTATTAATTGTCGAACCGATATAGCAATCATTATCCACGCCTGGATTAATAATTCCAAAACTTGCATAGCTTGACGTGCCATCCGTTAAATGTATAACGTTTCCAATTTCATTTAAGATTGAATTTCCAACCGCTCCGGAGCTTGTAAATTTTGATAGTCTGCCGGTAGTGCCTGAAATACTTGAGCTTGACGCTCCACCAATATCAGAAAGTAATTCGCTTGACGTTCTAAAACCTACCGTATTATCTGCCTTTAGGCTCAAGAATTTTGTAGCCGGTGCTAAGTCAGTAAGTGCCGAAAGTATTAACGTTCCATCAATTTCAATATCGGTAGAAGAAAGTAATAAAGGAATGTCATTACCAAAACCATCTGTTATTCTTTTCTTGATTCCGGTAATAGTGTTGTTATCGGTTACTTTTAAAAGCGAGTCGTATGTTTCAGAAATTAATTCTCCGGTAAGTGTAGCCATTATTTGTAAGTTATAAAATCTTCAGATTGTCCGTTATATTCAGTGAATGTAAAAGCTTCACCGGTTAATTTCATTTTGCCTATTTCAAGTTCTGTTTTTACTAAAGGTAATATTTGCGTTTCAAAAACTTTGTAAGTCCAAAAGCCGGTAGTTGCGTTTAAAAAATATTCATTTACATCTATCTCGAATTGTGAATAACGGTCTAAGTATAAACTTGTATTTACTGCTTCAAAGATAACGATTTCATTCGTAATATCGTTCACAAATTCGAATAGATAAATAGGAGCTTCTAGCACTTGAATATCAAGGCTCAAGACCAAATCTTTTATAGTTCCTTTTTCAAAAAGTATCATAATCATAAATATAATTTTCACACCTAAAAAACACTATATATATATATCTATTTACTTTACTTTACTTTAGAGGTGTTACGAACACATTCCGAACGCGTTACATTTTTTGCAATAGCTTTAATATCAATAAGTTACAAGTTTCAAATATGCAAAGTTTTTTAAAAAACTCGCAACGTTTCACTAAAGTTTAGTGAAAGTATGGTGAAACTATCATGAAAGTACACCTAAAAGACTTTGAAAAGTAGCTATAAAATAATTTAAAAATATTATACTTTATGACAATTCTATGACAAAAGTATATATCAACACTTGTATATTTGAATCATAAACAAAAACAAAAGACATGAAAAAATTTGATTTTAGAAGGCAATTAAAAGGAATGAGTTTAGATAGTTTAAAACAATTAAAATCTTACCATTTAAATTTAATGCTAGGATTTATAGGATTAAACGATGAATCAACTGATAGAGAAATTAAATATTTATCATATATTGAACAAGCAATTTTAAAGCTTAAATAAATTACAAATTTTACAAAATAACTAACATTCCTGTTTAAGTAAGGAATCTGCTACCTCATAGCTCACAAGGCATGAGGATTTGGCAGTATAAACAAAACAAAAAAACTATGGAAATTTTAGCCTTTATCTTTTGCGTAATTCCAATATTAATCATATTTTTATTCGCAATCGCAGTTCACTATTTTATGGAAGCACTTAAAAAACACGACAATGAAAAATCTATTTGAAAGACTAAAACCTGAGTATTTAGAAATATTTGAAGATGTAGAATTTTTATATCCTCTTTCAACTAAATATTTAAAAGAAGAATTAATAACCAATTATTATTGGTTTGATTTAAAATATTCTAATGTTGTAGCTTTGTTAAATTATTTAAGAAAATTTGATTATTCACCAAGTACAATAGAAAGCATATTTAATAATGACTAGACTAATTGACAAAATAGATAAAGTTTATTTAGATAAATTTTATGCACTGCCGGAGTGCGATTTAAAAACAAAAACCTTCCATGCTTTATGTACACGTACCAACTTTGGTTGGTTAGGGCGTGAATTAAGCGACTACCTTGAAGATAATTTATTAAGTGATGAAGAACACCCTTTTTTGTTAGACTTGCTTAAAACGTACGATTATCAATCTAGCGGGTCAAGTCTTTACAAAGGGGAAGCAGGAATAAATTTAAAAAGTGGGTGGTCATTATAACCACCCATTTTATTTAAACTAATAAAGCAGCGATAATTCCCGAAGCAACTTCCGGAGCTAATGCTTTTTCTTGACCGCTAAAAGTTAATTCGTATCCCGAACGGTCACCGGTTGCAACTCCAGACGCAGAAGTTCCAGCAGTCATATCAAGACCACCTTCTTTACCTAACATCCAATACTTACCATTTCTATCTTCAGCGATAGCAACTAGACTATTTTGAGCTAACAAAAGAATTTCATTTCTAGTGTTTGCTTGAAGCTTGTTAAGAATTACAGTCAATTCTTGACCATAAAAAACAGTTCCGTTTTGAACGGATGCCGTAACGGTTTCAGTAAAAGATGAAGTTTCTTTTATAAGGTCATACTTGTAAAATGTTTTTCCAGCTTCTAAAGTGATAGCGGTTACAACTCCCAACGCTTCCGTTGTGGTAGCAATATTACCGGCTTCGATAAATAAGACTGCCTTCAATCCTCCCAAGGAGTCGCGACAATCAAGGATGTAATTTTGGCTCAATGCACAAGACATAATTTTGAGTATTAAAAAAGGGCGGGTAGTTTTTAGATACCCACCCCTTTTGGTTTAAGAATTTATTTTAATTAAGCAACTCCACCTTCTTGCCAGTAAACGATTTCAGTTGGAAACGCATATTGAACGCCCATTTTAAATTCAGCAACGAATCTCATTTCGTCTGCTTCCTTCGCGTAGAACAATTCAAATCTTTCTTCTTCGTTTAACAAATCAACACCAAGATAAAGGTTTGACATACGAGTAGCGATAAGCTTGTCAGTTCCGTTCAAACCATTTACAGCGATTAACTTAACGCTAGTGCCTGGGATAACGATTTCAAAATCAACTGCATCAACTGCATAATGGAAAAGGTTAGCAGCTTTCAAAGCAACTGTGTACATTCTAAAAGCATCCATTCCAGCGAAGATAACAACGTCACCATTTGCAACAATGTCGGCAGGGATTAAAGTATAAACCTCATCAACAGCAGCGATAATAGTAGAAGTACTTAAAGCAGCTACGTTACCAGGGTTACCATCGATAACACCCGCAACCGGAACTCCAGCTGGAGCGATTAACTTTAATAGTCCGTCAAACTTGTTTAATTGTGCGTTACCTGAAGCGGTGTCACCTTGCCACAAACCAACTTCTAAAGCCTCACCAATAACGGCGATTTTCTTAGCTGAATACTCATCTGCAAACGGCATATAATCGTAAGAAGAACCAGCACGTAAAGCCTTTTGTGTGTACTTAGCTTCGAATGACTTAGGACAAATAGACTCATTTACTTTAATTTTACCTGGAGTCAAAGCTCTTTGTGTGAAAGCAGTTGTACCGCTTGAGCTAAAACCACAAGTTCCACCCGCTTGAAAAACCGCATCGGTTTCCATTAGGTTAATTTTTTCAGATGACTTAATGCCCACCTGTACGTTTCCAGCTGCTTCGATAAGTCTAGCAGTTTTTGGAGCGAATACTAAAGAAGTCGCAAGTTGTTGCTCGTTCTCTTTTACATAATTAGTTAATCCGGTTAAATCTAAAGCCATGATTTTTAGTTTTTAATTGTTTGAAAAATGTTTTGTAATTTTTTAAAGCTATCAGCTTTTACGTTTTTGCTTTGAGCTAAGAACGTATTTTTTGGAGCTTGACTTTCTGGAGCTGATTCGATTGTCGCAAAAGCTTCCATGAATTCAATTAGCTTTTTTGTAACCTCGTTAAGTGAACTTACTTTTGTTTCGATTTCACTCATTTTAGAATTAAAAGCTTCGCTGATTTCTTGAAACTTAGCATCGTAATTTACAACGTCTGCGCTCAATTCTTCTTCGACTTCTACTTCCGCAACTTCTTCTTCTTCCATTGCCTTAACCTCTGCAATGATTCCTGGCTCTACGATTACTATCATAGTTCCATCTTCTAGTTCATGCTCACCAACCGGCGCAGGGATTTCACCACCTTCCGTTACAACAGAAATAACACCGCCAACTTCGAGCTTATCGAATTTAACGATTGTGCCGTCGGATAATACACCCTCGGCAAATTCCGTTGTAACTTCTTTTGGTAATTCCGCATCGTCTGAAAAGAGCAAACTTTTAATTTGGTCTAATGCTTCTTTTGCTTTCATACTTTTTGTTTAATAATAATTATATATATGTTAATTGATTTTATGCAACTTATATTCCGGCAGATTTTAGAATCTCTTTTATCTTAGCGACCATTATATCTTCTTTCTTAACCGTATCGGAATAACCGAAAATACCTTCTACGCTAAAGCCTTGG